ATGCCTGAATACACAATAAGAGATGTTAATTCATTTAATTCTTTAGATTGTGATGGTATTTGTTCTGACTTCGTTGGCCTTTTATGAGAACAGCACTTATATTAACCGGTCATATGAGATGCTGGAAGCAAATGATTCCTCATATGACAGAAAAATATATTAATAAGTATAATCCTGATATATTTATTAGTTGTTGGGAGAACGAAGGTTGGTGGAAATGGGGGAATGAAAAGGGATTTCATGAAAATTCTAATCATGTAGATCCTGATGAGATAAGATCTCTCCTTAACCCTGTTGAAATGAGATATGAATATTTTGATCCTCATGAACCGTATTTTACTGAGAGAGCAAAACGTTATCCTAATTCATATATTTCCCCTAAAAATATTTTATCGATGACTTATAAATGGCTTGATGGATTTTATCTATTAAAGCATCATATGGCTATTACTGGTAAACAGTATGATCTAGTTATTAAAACTAGAACTGACTTAGAGATAATGGGTGATTTGCCTGAATTTGATTTAGATAAATTTTATATCATCTATAACCACTACAACCAAGGTGGTCATAATGATGTGTTTTATGCTAGTAACTATCAAAAAGCTGAGCATGTATCTAATTTTATTCTTAATTTTGACTCATTATATTCTCAAACAAACACAGTCTGTACACATCTAATGACGCAAAAACATTTTGAAAATGCAGAAATAGACGTGATTTCTTTAAATATTCCATATAGACTACATAATACACCTTGGGGTCAGCACCAAGATGTTAACAGATTTATTAAACAATAAATAATAAATCGTGTTTTGTTTGACACGAGAAGCATAAGGAGAGTATCCTTATGTCAACCAAAAGGACAAACAATGAAGAAACTACTATTAGCCCTAGTGATGGGGTGTAGTATGTCCGTTTCTGCATCATACGCCAAAGATACTTCGTCAAATATATCGTCTAATACATCGAAATATACATCGTTAGATATAAAAGAATTAGTTACAACTATTGCAGAAAGACATCACGTTCCATTTGATTTAGCGCATGCTGTAATCTATGTGGAATCAAAATATAATCCTAATGTTATGGGTCAAAAAGGTGAATATGGCTTAGGTCAGATTCGCTGTGGAACAGCCAAGAGCATGGGATTTAAAGGCAAGTGTGAAGAGTTGCACGATGCTAAGAATAACTTAGAATATAGCATGGCTTATCTTCGTTATGCATTAGATCAAACAGATAACGATATCTGTAAAGCAGCATCTTATTACGGTAGCGGGTTGATCCCTAAATCCAATAAAACCGCATACTGCCGAAAAATACTTGACAATTTAAATTAATTACTATATTATAATAGTCAGCGTATTAACTGACTATTTTTGGAGGATCGTATAATGGAAGTACTAAGGACTTTGACTCCTTCAATCTAGGTTCGAATCCTAGTCCTCCAGCCATAAATAAATTTTTAATAGTTTTGCGAAAGGGTTGCAAATGAATAAGACTTGGGGCTATCATCTTCTATTGGATTGTACAGCTGGCGATAAAGAGCTTATTGGTTCAAGAGACAACATTTATAATTTTACTAAAGAATTAGTAGTGGCCATTGATATGGTTGCTTTTGGTGAACCATGGATTGAACGTTTTGCAACCCATGCAGCAGACAAAGCTGGCTACAGCATGTGTCAAATGATTGAGACATCAAACATTACTGGTCATTTCTGTGACAATGATGGTAATTTTTATATTGATGTTTTTTCATGTAAGCCGTTTGAAAATGAAACAGTTATTAGTGTAGTTGATAAGTACTTTAAGCCTGAAAAGGTTCGTACTCATTTTATCTCACGTGACGCTTGAGACTAATTTATCGCGGGATAGCGCAGTCAGGTAGAGCACCGGACTCATAATCCGGAGGTCGTTGGTTCGAATCCATCTCCCGCAACCAAACAATAAAGGTGATCTATGAAAATTGAACATGCTTACATTTTGTATATTGATAACCCTGAAGCTACTAACTACATGGAGCAATGTAAGCAGTCTTGCATAGACCATAGCGTACCAGTCACCTCATTTCTCGGATTTAAGCTTCCTACAACGGTTGCTGAAGTTAAAGAGAAATGGGGTGTTCGTATAGACCCTGTTGTTCAAGAACGTATTGATGAACCTGTATTTCGTATTTGGTTTAAAGAACAACTTTGTACTGCAGGACATATTGCAATGTGGAAAGAGATTGCTAAGCAAGATAAAGCTTATGCTATCTTTGAACATGATGCGATCGTAAAACGTAATTTTGATGGTATTGAAGTTAATGATGGTGAAATAGTTTTCTTAGGATTCCGTGTTGATCACCGTGATGATTATGAATGTATAAATGATGTATTTACAAAAATTCCAATGAATAAATTTGAAGGTACTCATGCATACGCTATTACCCCTAATACTTGTAAATATCTTTTGGAAGCTATTGAACAAAGAGAATATCTCCCAGTAGGAATCTCTGTAGATTTTTATCTTGGTGTGCAGAATCTCTTTAGACTCAATATGTTTGTTGCTGACCCTGCACCTGTAGTTGCAGCAGTAGAAGATAAAGTATCAGAAACACAACCAGAAGGTAAAGTTGCAAAATACAATATGCTACCACCTGATGGGTTTCTTAAAGGTCTAGTTAAACCAGAGAAATATTCAATTGATGAAAAAAATGGATGGTTGGTATTCTAATGAAAGTAAATATTGGCAAATATCCTAAGAGCGATAAAAAAGAACGTAAAATTTCAGTAAAGCTAGATTACTGGGATACATGGTCCATGGATCATACTCTTGCTCTTATTATTCATCCGATGCTAGTACAATTACAAAAAACAAAGCATGGCTCTCCTTTTACTGACGATAATGATGTTCCGGAAGAACTTCGTTCTACATCAGCTCCTCCTAAAGAAAATGAATGGGATACAGATGATAACCATTTTAAGCGTTGGGAATGGATTCTTGATGAAATGATTTGGGCATTTGCTCAACAATTAGATGATAATGCATCTAGTCAATTTCATTCAGGAAAAATTGACTTACAATTTAAAGAAGTTGAGGTTGATGGTGAAAAATATAGTGAAATGGTAAGAGGTCCATTAGATACTCACGTTTTTGATAAGGAGGGTCACGATGCTTGGCAAGCCAGAAAAACAAACGGATTTAAACTCTTTGGTAAGTATTATGAGGCTCTCTGGGACTGAAACACATAATTATTCAGTTGATGCTTTAAAAAAAGCTGCATTCGTTGACGAGCTTAATAATGTTCTTATTCATGCGGAAAAAACAGTTGCAAAAGATATCATAGTAGAATATCTTAATATAAGAGTTAATGAGATTAATAAAAGGTACAAATAGGTTATGGGCGTGGGTGTTGGTACACGAGAGGAGCTTATATCTCCTTTAGCGGCAGATTACCGTTCTAGACTTGGTTCGAATCCGAGCGCGCCTACCAATTTCTAGGAGACTAAAATGCCAACCGTTACGACCGAAGTTGATTTTGATTTAGAAACAATCGATGACTATGACCTCATAGATGAGCTAGAGAGACGAGGTTATGAGATAATCGAAAACGGTAGAGAAGACGACGATCTCATAGATATTTTAACTGATCGTGGATATTCAGTCATTGTTAGAGATTATTTAGAAGAACTCTATAGTACCTACTTGACAATGTCTCCTGAGTTTTTTCAGAAAGAATTGAAGAAATTATTCCGAGAGAAGTTAGACGTAAATATATACTAATACCAATGGTCACATAGCTTAACTGGAATAAGAGCAAGAGATTTCATTTTATATAAATACCTATATGCGAACGTAGCCGAGGGGAGCTTCTACCTCCTTAGACGTAACTGGAGCTGTAAATGGGGGTTCGAATCCCTCCGTTCGCGCCATAGGAAACAAAAAATGAAAAAAACATTGTGTAATAAATGTAATAATTATTTTGCTAATAGAGCAGGCAATTATAATCGACATCACATGGTATGTGACGGAAATTATATTTTACCTGAACAAAGAGGTGTTTGTAAATATTGCAATATTAAGTTTGATCTAAATGATAAACCTAAAGGCTGGATGGCTAACCATAGCAGATGGTGTGATAGCAATTTAGATAGAGAAAAATATAAAAAATCAAATAAAACTAATATTAAATCTATGCAGACTCCAGAAGCTAGAAAAAAAGCTGTAGAAGGTATAAAAAAAGCATGGCAAGATGGTAAATATAATCATTGTGATCACAAAACATTTTTAGGTAGAACTCATTCAGATAAATCTAAAAAATTAATGAGTGAGAGTGCTTTAAAAGCAAAGCACAGGAGAATTTTAAGATCAACTAGAAAATATATTTGTAAGGATGGTAGTGAAGTTTTATTAGATTCTTCTTGGGAAGAACAGTTAGCAATAAGATTGGATCAATTGAATATTAATTGGATAAGGCCGAAGGACCCTATTCAATGGTTAGATAAAGAAGGAAAAACACACAATTATTTTCCCGATTTTTATTTAACCGATTATAACATTTATATTGATCCCAAAAATGATATAGTATATAATATAACAATAACTAAAATAGAAGCTCTTAAAATTATTTTGCCTAATCTTATTATTTTAAGATCTTTAGAAGAGTGTAAGAATTTTAAAATATAATGTCCGTTTAGCCCAGTGGTAGGAGGCAAGGCGCTTAAAACGCCTACAGGACTGGTTCGAATCCAGTAACGGACACCAAAATCTCCAAAGTGTCGGTTCGAATCCCACCATCCGCACCATTTTTAACAAAGGATATATTATGAACAAGTTCGTTAAGCTTACAAACAATGCAGATGCACATAAAGGCAATCCAATTTATATTAATGTAGATCATATTACTGCTGTTTATGATGCTGCCGTTGAAGGTGGAAACATTAAGACATTCATCTTTGGTGGTTATACAGGTGTTCAGTGGGAAGTAGAAGAATCCCCAAAGCAAGTAATTGATATGATTATGCCTGTGGAGTATATTTAACATGATTAAAGAATGTCTCGTTAAAAAGAAACCATTATATCAAAAAGCAATTCAATATACTCCTGAGCTTACTAATGAAGAATTACGTCGATGGACAAATAATAAAGCTTTTATTATGCAGCTTGAGCGCGGCGATGACGAATGTGTAGTTATTAATACACTCGAAGGTACAATGAAAGCTTCAATGGGTGATTGGATTATGCAAGGGGTTACAGGAGAAGATTTTTATCCTATACGTGAAGATATAATGTATCAATCATATAATTTCTTGAGGGATTGATATGAATGCTAGTATAGTTGCAGTAACACGTCCTACCAGCGGGTTAGACGTGAATGAATTTGTTGCTTACGTAGCACGTGTATCCAATCCCTCCAATCAGAACAATATAGAGACAGCACCAAAGCTTATTAAATATCTTATTAAAAATAAGCACTGGTCGCCATTAGAAATGGTTCATGTTGTAATGGAGATCAATACAACTCGAGACATTGCTCGTCAAATCCTTAGACATCGCTCATTTGCCTTTCAGGAGTTTTCTCAACGTTATGCAGATCCGACAAATGACTTGGGTTTTGTCACTCGTGAAGCCCGTCTCCAAGATACAAAAAATAGACAAAATTCAATTGAAGTTAAAGACGATCCAGAACTCAAACACGGTTGGAATGAGCGTCAAAAGATAGTTATTGAATATGCACAAAAAGAATATGATTGGGCTATTAAGAACGGTATTGCAAAAGAACAAGCTCGTGCAGTTCTTCCTGAAGGTCTTACTGTTTCTCGTCTTTATATGGCTGGTTCTCTTAGAAGCTGGGTGCACTATTGTCAGTTACGTTGTTCTAACGGTACTCAGAAAGAGCACAGAGAAATAGCATTAGATTGCTGGTATAATTTAATAAAAGAGTTTCCTTCTCTAATAGACTTAGAACTTATCTCACCTTAGGAATATAATTATGTTTGAACAAGAAATTATTAATGCTATGACTCCTTTTATTCCTAATAGTTCAGGAGATAATAGTACTAAATTTAGTATGGCTCTTGATGGTAATAAAAATTTTGTTAGTAATCTATTAAGTATTGCTGAAGTTTTTGGTCATCAGATTATAGAATATACAGTTATTGAAACTATTGCGCAAGAGGATACTGCAGAACTTAAAACCCTTTTTAATTCATATGGAAGTGATAAGTCTAACTCACATAACTATGATATTTTTTATGCTAATATTTTAAATGATAGAGAAAATATTAAAGCTGTTGCTGAAATAGGAATGGGCACCAATAATACATCGGTCCTATCTAATATGGGATCAGATGGTAAACCTGGTGCATCTCTTAGAGCTTTTAGAGATTATTTGCCTAATGCTCAAATATATGGCGGTGATGTTGACCGTAATATTCTTTTTAATGAAGATAGAATACAAACATTTTTTGTTGATCAATTAAGACTGGAAACTATTGATAACTTTTTTAATAATCTTCCAGACGATTTAGATCTTTTTATTGATGATGGACTTCATTCACCGGAAGCTAATTTAAATGTTTTAATGTATGGTATCTCTAAAATTAAAATCGGTGGTTGGTATGTAGTAGAAGATATATCAAATCAATCTATGAATTTATGGAAAGTAGTATCTCTTCTTATTTCAGATAACTATGATAAATATTTACTGAAAGCAGATAAAGGTAATTTATTTGTCATTAATAGGAATGCGTGAGGTTTATTATGGCTACGTTAGAAGAAATTAAAAAACAAAAAGCAGAAGAACTTCAACGCAAAATGCGTGAAGAAGAAGATAAGATAAGAAGAGAATCTCATAATAGTCTTACTATACGTTCTTTCTTTGAACAAGAACTAGAACGTGAAATTAGAAAGACAGGATTTTATAAGAAGTTAATGTATCTCACCCCTCTTATTGTTTTTGTAGTAATGCTAGCAGCAGGCTCTGCGTATATTTACTTCAAAGATTTTCTTACAATAAGAGATGCTAATGCTGAAGCATATGCTATCGAAGCTATCGGTAAAGCCACCGCGTCAGCAGTAACTCAAGTTGGAATGGCTCTTAAACAAAATCCAGAATATGTACCATTGACTACAGCTCAAAAGTGGGATGGTAAACTTCCTAACACTATGGTTTCTGGTCAAAATCCTCCGTTTATTAATACTAAACCTTAAAAAAGTCAATGATTTCAACGGTATATTTTTTAAAAATACCGTTGATTTTATTAGGAATCCATGCTATATTATAATATAAGCAATGGAGATATATTCGTGGATAATTCAAAGATACCTTACGTCTTTACAGGTCAGCTCAATTACGCTATTAAGAAAATGCGTACTATGCAGCGAGCAGGTTACCGTGTAGTAAAACAGCATATTCATCCAGATAAGTCTATCACCATCTCTATGGAAAAGAAGTTATACTAATGGAAAACATTCGTGCAGCACATAAAGAGTTTATATTGAATGGCGCTAAATGTGAGCGTACTGATGCTACCTATACAATAAACGGTAGACCTCATTCTGCCCGTTTGCCCTGGATTGCTTCTGCTCAAGAAGTGCGATTCTTTATTATTAGACAGCGTCAGGGATATTCAAAAAAGTGAATATTGCTTTAGACTTTGATGATACGTATACTCGGGATCCAACTCTTTGGAATAAGTTTATTGAAGACGCCAAAGACAGAGGACATGATATACGTATCGTCACTTTCCGTAAGAAAGTAATGGAAGATCCAGCATTGAATTATCTTGCACTTTCTATTCCGGTCATCTATACTGAATATCAACAGAAGAGACAATTTACAAATAATATGGGATGGATCGTCGATGTTTGGATTGACGATAGTCCTGAATTTATTGTTAATAATATCCCTTTGATTGGTAAGAGTAATGATTAAGTTTGAAAATACACATTTGATTGGTAGAGAGTCTGCTAAGATGATGCGCAGTCTTGCAGAGTTTACTCTTAATAAGTTCTTTACCAAGCCTAAACAAGATAAACTAGACGTTACAGTTATTTTCAAAAAAGATCTTTTTGAAAAGACTAATCAATTTGGTAACTGTATTTGGGAAGACGAATATTACCGTCCGTTTGATTTTACAATTCAAATAGATCCGGATCAGAAGATTCAACTTCTGCTAAATAGCCTAGCTCATGAACTCGTACATGTTAAACAATGGGCAAAAGGTGAATTTTATCAACTTCAACGTGAACGAAGTGTCTATAAATTTAATGGGCAAAAATTCAACACAGAAAAAGTTGATTACTGGGATACGCCCTGGGAAATT